ACGTTGTAAATTAAAAATATAATACTTTATATATAATAATGGAAATAGCAATCCCTATACTCGCATTAGGAGGAATGTATGTAATATCAAATCAACCATCAAATACAAATACATATACAAATAAAAATAAAAATAAATTTGAAAACCCGCCAAATTTTCAAACTAGTCAAAATAACCAAAATAACCAAAATAACCAAAATAACCAAAATAATCAAGAAAATTTTACAAATATGGGAAAACCCATAAATTATTTACCAAACACAGATACACCACCGCAAAATTTTCCTGTGTCAAATATGAACCAATTAGTTGATACAGTTCAGCAATATTCTAACCCAAATATGGCTACTGACAAATATTTTAATCAAAATAATTATGAAGAAAGAGCTAATAAAGGGTTACCAATAGGACAAAATCCTCAGCAAATTTATTCTATGTCAGGTAATTATTTAGAATCCCAACAATTTAAACATAATAATATGGTGCCTTTTAATGGTGGTAAAGTTAAAGGTAATACATACAATGTAAATATGTCAGAGTCAATATTAGATAACATGATTGGCAATGGTTCTCAAGTAATAAAAAAAGTAGAACAAGCTCCGTTATTTAAACCAGAAGATAACGTTCAATGGGCATACGGTGCACCAAATCAAAGTGATTTTTATCAATCAAGAGTAAATCCTGGTATGAAAAATAATAATATTAAACCATTTGAAAGTGAAAATGTCGGACCTGGTTTAAATCAAGGATACTCAGCCACTGGCAGTGGTGGTTTTAACTCTGGTATGGAATCGCGTGACAAATGGATGCCTTATACTGTAGACGAAATGAGAGTAGCTACAAATCCAAAATTAGAATATAGATTAGATAATTTAGAGGGTCCCGCAAATTCTTATATTAAAAACTCAGCCAGTTTAGAAACCTTAGGACGTGTTGAAAAACAGAAGCCAGATACATTTTTTGTAAATAGTCAAGACAGGTGGCTTACTACAACCGGAGCTGAAAAGGGAGAAACATTAAGGTCAATTCAAGAAATGGGAATTATAAGACGTCCTGATTGCGAATCTAATTACAGTGGTGTAGCTGGTAATGGCGATAGACAAGCTGGTTATGCCCAGAAAAATTTCGAACAATCAAAGCGAACCGAAACAAAAACAACAGATATTAATCATTCAACAGCTGTTGGAAGAGGACCACATACAGATGGTGATAAATTTATTCAAAGTCATACAAATTATGCGAATAATCGTTCCACTGTGAAGCAACCAGACACATATAGAAGTGGATTTGGTGGTGCTATCGGTGCTGTTATTGCTCCAATTATGGACATATTAAGACCATCTAGAAAAGAGGAATCGACGCACAATATTCGTGTTTATGGTGAAGCTGGTACAACAGTTCCTCAAAGTTATGTTCTTAACCCACAAGATGTCACAAATACAACTGTTAAAGAGACAACAATGTATGCTCCTAATTTTTATATTAATAATCAAAAAGAAGGAATGTATGTTAATAATGCGAGTCCAGGTGATTTGACACAACGTGATACAACAAATTGTAGTTATATAGGTACATCTGGTGGTGCAGCGACAGGCTTTGGAGATATGAATTATGAAGCAGCATATAACCAAATAAATAATGATATTAAGGCGGCAACAATTGTGAATCGACCCAATCAAGGAGGAACACAGATATTTAACCAGGAAATGAATGTAAGTATTTCAAAACAAGATTCAGATAGATTTAATTACAGAGTAAATGCTCCTGTATCGGCAATAAATATGCCTCCTTCAGTAAACACATATGGTAAATTAAGTTCACCTCAAACATATAAACAAGGCATTGAATGTGAAAGAATACAACCAGAAATATTAAACGCATTTAGAAGCAATCCATATACACATAGTTTAACAACATCAGTTTAAAAGAAGATATTTATTCATTCTTCTCATTCTTTGAATCATTCTTTGTTTTATCCTTTTCACAAGCAAACCTGCATGTAAATTTATAATCTAATGGTCTTCTATTTATAAAATCGAAATTCAAATGTGATTCACTTAAGTAAGGAGTTAAATTGTATGTGTATATTAAATCTCGAATATCAAGCTTATAACTTTTATTTTTACTTACACAAATTGACCATGGTTTCATACATTGGCAAAAGATATGTTTACTAATTATCGTCATTTATGATATAATTTATAAAAATATATTTATATTATTTTAATACATATTATAAGACAAAATATATATTAAAAATTATTATATCAAAATATCAAAACTAATAATATATAAATGAGTAATAAATAAATATTTAAAAACTAATTATTTATTACTATATAACTCACTATGTTAAATATTCATCAATCTATAAAAGACAAATTGGAATATTTTCAAAAAAACCATAAAATACCTAATATTATTTTTCACGGACCATCTGGATGTGGTAAAAGAACCATTGTAAGCGAATTTATTAGTAATATTTATGAAAACGATAGAGAGAAAATTAAATCTCTTGTTATGTATGTAAATTGTGCACACGGTAAAGGAATTAAATTTATTAGAGATGAACTAAAATTTTTCGCAAAGACACATATAAACTCAAATGGCGGTGATTTTTTTAAAAGCATTATTTTATTGAACGCAGATAAGCTAACAATGGACGCACAATCAGCCTTACGTAGATGTATTGAGTTATTTAGTCATAATACACGTTTTTTTATTATTGTTGAAGATAAATATAAATTATTGAAACCAATATTGTCGCGATTTTGCGAAATTTATGTTTCAGAACCAGAGCATAATGGTAAAATAATAAATTTATATAAATATAACTTAAATGAAGTATTTAATATGAAAGAAGTTAAAAACGCACAGCAAGAATGGTTAAAAAAGGAATTATTGAAAATTATAAATAAATCTTCAACTTCAACTACAAATAAAAATTTAAGTATAGATGATTTTATAAAACTTTCAATAAAACTCTATGAAAAGGGTTATAGTGGTATTGATATTATAAATTTACTAGAAACATCGAAAATTATGGAAACATTTTTAACACTAGAAAAAAAGTATGAATTATTATTTGTCTTCAATAAAGTTAGAAAAGAATTTAGAAATGAAAAAGTATTAATTTTATTCATTTTAAATTTTATTTTTTTAGACAAAGAACTTGTATTGGAAAATATTAGTTTTATGTAAATTAGTTTAAAAAAGCAAAAAATAAAAACCATATTTAGTAATTATGGACGATTTTTCTATTTCAAGTTTACACGAATCTAAAAACGAATGGGCATCTCGTTTGATTACTATTTTAACACCGTTAGTTGTTGATGGTTATAGGTCTATTTTAGAAGAAGCATTAAAATTATGCCGAGAAAATAACGAAACGGAGAAGTATTTAATGACTTTTCAGAATTTTATTTCAAGAATTCCAAAGTGGAATCAATCAATTATTGAAACAGAGAAAAACAGAATTTGTGAAAAATCGGGTTGTAGTTATTTAGAAGATTTAGTAACATGTGTTCATATAATACAACTTAAAATTTTAACTGCTATGAGAGTTGGACAAAAACAGAAAAAGATTGATATTAATGTTCCCAAGTTGGATGATTTTATTCATAAAACATATATAAATGTGGCAAGAAAGGTCTATAAAAACGTGTATCTATTTGAATTAAATATATCTCCTTTACAAATTCAAAAGCATAACAGAGAGCTAGAAATAATAGTTCAAGAAGGAATTTTAAATACATTGAGAGAAAGTATTCCAGTAGATGCAATATTAAAGGCGTATATGGATGAAACCATTGAAGAAAATGTTACAGAGGAAATTAAAGAATCATATGTTGATGAACCTATAAAGGTTGACACAAATAACAATAATAATAATAATGCGAATAATAATAATAACAACGCGAATAATAATAACACAAATAACAATAACAATAATAATAACACAAATAATAATAATTCATTATCATTAGGAAACCCCTTTGGAAATAATAATCAAAAACCCAAATTATCTTTTAACAACAATGATTTTGTCAGGGATGAGTTTAATAATGAACATGTAGTAAATGCTTCAAAAGATTATGATAGATTAGAGAAAATTAGTATTGAACGGGCAAAACAAAGAAAAATGGATGAAGCAGATGACGACGATGATGATAATGTAAAATTAAAAATATCAGACCAAAATGTAGAATTAAATAGTTTAGACATACATCAAATTAGCGAACCAAATATAAATCTACTTCCAGATTTATTGATTGATGATATTGAAATTTTAACATAAACTAAATTATTGCGTTAAAATATAAATAAGATTGTGCTTTAGTATTTTAAATGGATAATATTTTTATGTTTGCTTTAATAATTTCTATCGTCTTTTTTATAGTTAAATTTATTGAAATGAGATATGTAGATAGTGAACCCAAACCATTAAAATTGCTTGTAAGAGATACATTAGTAGTTTATTTTAGTGTAATTTTTGGAAATTTTATTTTAGAACAAGTTGAGCCAATGTTAAATAACGGTGCTGAAATTTCTAAAATAACTCCTGTGTTTACAGACAATCCAGGGTTCTAAATAAAAAATAAAAATTAATAATATAAATTTTAAAATTATATTATTAATAAAGTTTTCTTAAATTTCTAGTAAAATTTACGTTACGCATAAACAGGGATTTTATCTATGTCGATAATTTCTCCAGGTATATTTTGACTATATTCATATGCCATGAATTCAGGTCGATTTAGCTGAGCTTGAGGTGTATGGTTATGAACACATCTTGCTATCATTTTATACAATTTAAAGTCCGGGTATCTATCATCTCCGTTCGTCTTATATAATAGATTTAAACCCTTATCATCAAGACACCATTCAATAACTAATTTCTTGACAGGGTCGCATAAATCCAGATTTTTTGTTTCTTGTAAATCATCTACAACATAATCAAAAATAGAGCAAGCTAATCTACAAATATCAAAACTATAATTAGGTTCTAAACGTGGTTTCTTTTCATTAAAATATGGCTCTGTATTATATTGTGTTGATGCGTCACCATTGCTGTTAAAACTATCACTGCAAAATGTTTTTCCTTTATATTTATAAATACTTCTTCCAAAATCGATTATTTTGAATATTCTACCGAAAGTAGGAACTTTATAGTTTTTATTTTTGTAACGGTAGTATAAATATTTCTTAGTTGTGCTTATATACATAACATTATTAGTATGAAGGTCATTATGAGTGAAAGAAAATGCCTTTTGATATGTTATCAAAATCATAATAACTTGCATAAATGCTGAAAACCATTCTTCTTGTGTTAATTCGTTATTTAAAATCAAATCGTCAAATGTGTTTTCACAATTTTCTAGACATATTATTTGAACGGGAAATTGTGGAATTGTAGCTTCAATAACTTCATCTACTTCATCTTCATCATCATCTTCCTCTTCTTCCTCCAAGTCTTCCCAGTTTGAATCGTTATCATCATCGCATTTCTCATCATCGCATTTCTCATCATCACATTTCTCATCACAACATTTCTCATCACAACATTTCTCATCGTCATCGCAAGTCTTAGCACAGCATTTCTCATCATTAAAACATTTCTCATCATCATCCTCATCTTCATCATTACTATTTTGTGTTGATGTATGAGATGTTCTTGAAGAACAACTAGATGAAGATTTAATAGTAGCCGTTTTAGTCTCATCTTTCTTATCAAAAAAATTAGTTTCTGTCATATCAATAAGTTCCATAGACATATTTTTAAGGTCATTCAAATCAATGTGAGTATTATTATCATCATTATTAAAAATATCTTCATACAAGTCTTCATTAATAGATTTTATGGATGAATTTGATTTAATACTTGAATTATACTCAATTTTAATAGGTTTAAGTTTGACAGCTTCTTCTTTAAAAATATGGTCATAATTATCAACAGTAAATAATATATTTTTATTTTTATTAAAAAAATCAGAATTAACTAAATATTCTAAATCATCATAAATGTTAATTTTAAAATCATTTTTAATACCTAAAAATGAACCATAATAATCAACACCATTAATAAAATTATTATTATGACAAAGGAAACTGCTTAAATATGAAAATAATCCATCCGTATATGCTGAGTTATTATAGTCGATAATTTTTTGATTTATAGTTGAATTATCTGAGTCTAAACCAGGTAAATTAAATAAACCTTTGTCATTTGTATTATATTTACCAATCAAGTATTTAAAAGGGTCTAAAAGAGGAGCCAATTTAAAAAATATTTTTTTATCCTTAGATTTTTTAGGATTATCTAAATTTTTAACATTACAATTAAATATATTCACATTTTCTTCTAATCTTTCATTTACTTCTGTTATATAAAAATGGTGGTTTAAATTAATATTATTATAGTTTGTTTCATTCAAATTGAAAAATCTTTGATATATAGGAATAAAATTCTGGGTTTTAGAAATATACAATGATTTTTTTTCTTCTAAAGATTTAAAAAGTTCTTGATTCTTTCTTTTATGATAATTTACTTCTATCATTAATAGCTATTTAATATATAAATAATCCAATTTTTTAACTTATTATTTGTAAAATACAATTATAGTTTGTATTTGTTGTATTAAAATTAAAATTGCGTATTATTAATAAATATAAAATTCTATTATTTATTAATAATAAAATGACTCTTGAATTAAAAAAATTTGATATGAAAAGCATTAGTTTCAAGCCTAATGAAAATAAAGGCCCTGTTGTAGTATTAATAGGTAAGCGTGATACAGGTAAATCTTTTTTAGTTAGAGATTTGCTTTATTATCAACAAGAAATACCAATAGGAACCGTTATTTCAGGGACAGAAGAAGGAAACGGATTTTACGCAAAAATGGTCCCAAAATTGTTTGTTCATAATGAATATAATACAGCAATCATTGAAAATATATTAAAAAGACAACGCACTGTTTTAAAACAAATTAAGAAGGAAATGGAAACATATAAAAAAAGCACAATTGACCCAAGAGCCTTTGTTATTTTAGATGATTGTTTATACGATGCTACATGGACTAGAGATAAGATGATGAGATTGCTTTTTATGAACGGAAGACACTGGAAGGTAATGTTAGTGATAACAATGCAATATCCTTTAGGTATACCACCTACATTGAGAACAAATATAGATTATGTTTTTATATTAAGAGAGAATTATATAGCAAATAGAAAAAGAATATATGAAAATTATGCTGGTATGTTTCCAACATTTGAATCATTTTGTCAAGTCATGGACCAATGTACTGAAAATTATGAATGCCTAGTTATTAATAATAACTCAAAGTCAAATAAATTACAAGACCAAGTATTTTGGTATAAGGCTGACAATCATAATGACTTTAGATTAGGCTCAAAAGAATTCTGGGAATTATCTAAAAATATGGGTGATGATGAAGAGGAAGAACAATATGACCCCAATTCTATTAAAAAACGTGGTGGGGGGCCAAAAATCAGTGTTAAGAAGACAAAATGGTAAATGGTAATAAAAAATAATATTATTAATATTAATATTATTTTTAGTTTAAAGTAATTATTTATTTGATTTTAAATTTTTGTTATTTTATATATTAATTACTCTTTTTATTTTTTATCTTTAATCAACACGGTCCATTGAGTCCTCAGTAACATCAGGCTTATTTGTAGCAAATGGTCCACTAACTAATTTACTTTGACCGTGGTCAGTATCACCAACAACAATATTTTCACCTTCAAACAACTCAGCACGAATATCTGCCGCACTAACTTCACCTTGGTCTCTAAAAGATGTTTCAGCAGAATTGACATTATTAATTCCAATTAAATTACCGTCGTCGTCAATGGTTTGCGTAATAGTGTTACCAGATTTTTCAGCATTCTTGATATTTTCCTCGATTGCCTTTTTCTTGGACTCTTTCACACGCTGGTCAAAAGCTGATTTAGCATTTGTCTCATTTTTATTCTTTTCAGACATCAACTGATTAAGCTCTTCCTCCATGTATTCAACTCTTCCAGTCTTGTATGCCTCAGGCTCCCAGGGCATCCATAGGCCTACTGGACCAACATACACATCGTGATTCGGGTCAACTTCTCTTAACATCTTGCATCTCAATTCGGCTTCCTCTAACGAGGGATATGCTCCACGAACTTTAACACCTCTAATGCTAGTTTGGAAATTATGCTTGATGCCGAATTTCTTCTCTAAATCTTCCTCATTGTTATCTAAAAATGTCTTGTATTCGTCCTCCATGGATGATTTAGAAAGTGAATCCTTTTCCTCCTTTACAAACTCTTTAAAATCATTTGTAAGGTCATCAAAATTCATATTGTATTTATAAGAGACAAAGTTTAGAAACTGAACAAACTTTTCCATAGATTTATTTAATTCCCATTTCTTTAGGAACTCTTCAAAGAAAAAAACCTCCTTTTGTTTTAGTATTTTTTCAGGAGAAATGAAGGAAACACACACAAACTTTTGTCCAGCAATTGTTTTATCTTCCTCCAATAAATCAACATATTTAGGATTAGCTTTGCCATTTTCCATTTTCTTTTCAAAACTTTGTTTTTTCGAATTCTTATCTTTAGAGCGATTCATTTTAATTAAATTATATATATTATTTTAAGTGTTTTATCGCATATATTATATTTTTTTTTCTTATTAATTAATATAATGAACGGATTAATTAACTTTGTTGAACTTGTCAAGAGAATTATTAAGTACCTTGTTGAAGGTTTAATGGTGGCTATTGCTGCTTATGCTATTCCTAAACGTTCCTTAAATTTTGAGGAAATTATTTTGATTGCTTTAACCGCTGC